TTTTGTTTAATACTCATTATACTATTCCTAAATATTTTATTTTTAGATTATTACAAAATAAATAAATTAATCTAAAATTATTATATTTAGTAATTATAAATGGTATTGATTGATTTAATTAAAGAAAAACGCCCTAATATTTGCGATAATACGGTAAAAGCATATGATAAACAATTAACTAAAATATATAGTAATTTAGGAAATAAAGGTATTCCTAAAAATACTAAATATCTTCAAAACTTCGGCAAAATTGAAGAATATATAGACGGTCATGATAAAGTAACTACTAAAAAAAATAAATTGACGGCTATTATCGTGGCGATAGATGCTGACAAAAACTTTAAAGGTAAAGAAGAATTAAAAGATAAATATCAAAAAAAATTAAAAGAATTAAATGATGAATATAATGATTTTTTAAAGAAACAGATAAAAACACCGACACAAGAAAAAAATTGGATTGAATATTCTGATATGGTTGATATTGCGAATGATTTAGTTAAAAAAGTAAAAGGTTTTAAAGCAAAAGAAAAATTAGAAAAGCATGAGTTTGAAGAATTACAAAACGCTATTTTATTAAAATCACATTTAGAGTTTCCTATAAGAAATGATTTATCAGAAGTAAAGGTTATTGATTTAGAAAAATATGAGAAATTAAATGAAAAAGAACAAAATAAACATAATTGGTTAATTAAGTATCCTAAAAATAAGATGGTATTTGTTTTGAATAATTTTAAGAACTCAAAAAAAATAGGGACAAAAAAATATGATGTTCCAAAAAATCTTATTAATTTATATAAAATATGGTTCAAGTTTAATAAATCTGAATATTTCCTTGTAAGTAAACGGGATAGAATGCTCCCAATCAACGGCAACACGCAGACTAAATATTTTAATAGTTTGTTTCACAAATATTATCCTGAAAAAAATATTAGTTCTTCATTAATTCGGCATATTGTAATTTCGCATTTTAGTGAAAATCAACCAACGATTGAAGAATTAGAAAAGAAAGCACAGGCAATTGAAGATAAATATTTACATTCTGCGAGTATGAATGCTAAATATCGCAAAATTGACAAAAAAGTAAAAAAAGTAAAAAAAGTAAAAGAAGTAAAAGAAGTAAACGATGTAAAAGAAGATTAAATAGTGCCGAGTAATGTTATTTTAAGACCAATACCTGTCCCATCACCAACTTGTGTTATATTAAACGTGATTTTATCATTAGAACTAAAAATAGTAGGAGTTGAAACAAAACCAGGTTGATTTGAAAGCGTATTTCCATTTATGAATGTTAAACCACTTGTTGGATTTAATACTTCAACACCTGCCCGTTGAATACTTATAGTAATAGCATTTCCACTTGTTTGTGCTGTTGTTAAACTTGCTTTTACCGTTTGTAAATTAAATGTTCGTGGTGTGTAAAATGTATATTTAATTCCTGTTGAATTAACTGCTCCTGTTTCTGATGTTAGAGGAACAATTAAATCATAAGTTTGTGTTGGTATTGCCGAAAATTGAGTATCAACATAATTTTTAGTTGCTACGTGTGTAGCATTTGTAGGTTCGGCACAATTAATAATTTGATTATCTTCGGCACTTATTTCACTATGTAATCTAATTGTTCCCTGTGTCGCAGTATCATTTGAATATAAGTTTAAATCACCCCCACTTGTTTCGCCTCCATAAATATTTGTAGGGGCAAGAACTAAATTATTAACTAACATATTGTTTCCAAAATTAGTAATTATAGGAGTTGTAACTGACGCAAAACTAACATTAGAAGTTGTCTTAACCGCTTGATTAATATTACTATCATAGGCTGATTTAAATGCCGATAAATCAACACCATCAACATTTCCAACATTTGTAATTGCTAAACTCCCTAAATTAAAGTCTGTGGCTGTTTCTACCATAACCGATTTATCAACGCTTAATCCATCGGTAGAACTAAACTTCAACATTTCACCTACAATAGTAGGTTGTGCTCCGCTATATGAAATACCTGTTCCAGCGTTATTATCAACATAATTTTTTGTTGCTACATCTTGGGCGTTGGTAGGGTCAAGGCAATTTATTATTTTATTATCTTCGGCACTTGTTTCTCCATGAAGACGAATTGTTCCTGACGCACCTGTTAAATCTAAATCTGCTGTTCCTGTGCTTTCAACATTTCCATTATTAATAATAGTAGAATTATATTCACCAGCACCTGTGATTTTTAGATTAGTTAAAAATAAATCGGTAGTTGTTTCAAATAACTTACTATCAACTACTTCTGAACCAGTAGTATTTGATATTTTATAATGTGTTCCAACAGGCACAGGGTCAATGCCCTGATAAGCAACACCGCTTGAACCAGTAGGTGCTCCCCAAAATACACTTCCAGCACCTGTGGATTGAAGAACGTCACCATTAGAACCTTTATTAGGCATTTTTAAATTAACTTCATCATTATTTAGGCAAATAACGTTTAAATCGTCCCTTGCTGTTAATGATTTACACTCAATATTGATTTTAAGTTGTTCGGGTTCATTATTATCAATAACGTGATTTATACTCATTTATATATTATATATAGATATTATATTTAGCAAAAATATATTTGTTTTTGTAATACTTTTTAAAAAGGCGCAAAATGGCGGTTGGTGTATTATTACTTATAGTATATATACACGAACCGCCAATTTGCGCCTTTTTATAAAAGTATATATATATATAATGAACTTGTGGTTAGAAGCAGTTAAAGAATGGAACGCTACTAAAAATAAAGGAACTTATAAAATCCCAAAAAAAGACACAGCAGAATACAAACAGGTTAAGGCGATAATGTCTAAATTAGAAAAAAAACATAAAAAAAAAGATGTTAAAGGTGGTGGTATTTTAGGATTTTTTAATAAACCAACAAGATTAGAAAAATTACGTAGTAATTTAAGAGGAATACTTGACCGCCAAAAAAAACACCCTGATGACGAAAAATCAAAACAATTAGTAGAATATTATCAAATGTTAATAGAAAAAGAAAAAGCAAAATCAAAATAATTTAATTAAATACTTTTTATAAAAGTATATTATATAATGCCTTGCCTTGTTTTAAACTCATATAGTTTAGAAAATCCAATTCAACCTGGCGACACTGAAATAGGTAATGGAACTGCTAATTTTCGTGATGCTCCAATCTCATATTATTATGACAACGCATATAGTGGAATATTTTTAACCCCTACACAATTAGCAGGTATACCGAATGGAGCAACAATTACAAGAATAGAGTTTGAAACAGAATTATTAACAAATGGAACATATGAAAAGTTTTTAACAGATAGATATTTATATCAAGTTCCAGCAAGTTTTACATCTTTTCCTGAAAATTGTAGAGTTGATGGGACATCATCAACCGACCCTACCTATAATAATGCTATTACTAATTCGGTTCAGACTGATGTTAATTTAGATATGACAATAGTGAAAGTTTCAGCAGACCCTAATATATTGTGGCGTGGTTTTGATTTACAAACGCCATATACTGGTTTTGATAATACAAAAAATCTAATAATTATTTATAATTGCCGAGATACGCAATTTGCTGGTGGTTCTCAATCATATCCAAGAATAAAATGTGTTTTCGGTTCAAATACAAGATTATTTTATAATGATAGGCGTGATAATCTTGCTTATCCTTTAACAACTTTCGTTAATTTCCAATCATCATATTTATATTTTCCAAACATTAAAATATTTTACGAATAATTTAGGAATAATAATAAATTAAAATATATATAATAAAATATTATTATATTATATATAATGTCATCAGACGAGCAAAATAACATATATTTTAATATCACTACAAAAGCAGGTGATAGAAGTATTTTTCAGTTTGACGAAAACCGAGTTCAACCTATTTTAAAAAATCCATCTGAATATGAATTAGCAGTTGTAAGATTTACTGTTCCAGTTGATAGTATTCCAATTCAAAATTGGAGAAATGATAAATATAAAATAGGTATTGAGTTTAATGGAACTGTAATTGAAGAGTTCGTTCCGTTTCTTCCATATTCTACTGATGGAACTCCGTTTTATCCTAATACAATAGGTCAAATATGGTCTTATCAGCAGTGGATAGATAATATGAATAGTTCTTTAAAAACCCTTCATGATAGTATGCTTTTATCAGAACCAACTTTTCCAGCAACAAAAGAAATATTATGGACTATTGAACCTAATACTGGAATAATGAGTTTATATTGTGAAAATGGTTATACTGACCCTAATGTTAAAGTTTATTTTAACTGGGTTTTAAATACACAAACCGTGTTTCAATCATATCAAGAAACACAAGAAAAATACAGATTAATAATTAAAAATAGAATATCAAATCAAACCACGTATGGTGGCGGTGGAGTTATAATGTCGCAAAAATATACAACAACATCATTAATTAGCGATTTTGATAAATTAGTTTTTGAAACAAACTCAATCCCAGTAAATCCTGAACTTTTAGGAACTTCTTCAAATGAAACAAGACAAGTCATTACTGATTTTGATTGTGCTGGATTTAGCAGGGATAGAACAGATATTCAATATTTTCCGTTAGGACCAGTTCGCTATCATCAGTTAAACTCATCATATCCATTACATCGAATTGATTTAGTCGTTCAATGGGAAGATACGCAGGGCAATTTATTCCCAATTTATTTAGAATATAATAACCAAATGACGATTAAAATACATTTTAGAAAAACAAATAGTGATATTTTAATTAATACAATAAACTACGATGATGAGGAACGACGATAATATAAAAATATTATTATATTATATATAATGAGTTCTCAATCAGAAGCAACGCATATTTATTATAACGTAAGAATACAGGCAGATTTAGAAACAAGAAAACACGCAGTATTTAGCGTAAAACGAGTTCAACCAATTTTAGACAATCCAAGTAATTATGAAGTAGCAGTTGTTAGATTTAGTCTTCCAACGACAAGTGTGCCTCTTATTGTTTTTGAAGATAATAAATATTCTGTTTCTTTAAAAATAGGAGCAAATGAATATACTGAATATTTAACTTGGACGCCTAATAGTAACGTTTATAATGAAAAATATGTTTATAATATCCAAGATATTATTGATTTTATGAATACGGCGTGGGCTACTGCTTTTAGCAATTTAAGCGGAGCAAATGTTATTACTTCTACTGTTCCTCCATTTATGAGTTTTTCAAGTGAAACTAATTTAATGACTTTACATGTTCCACAATCTTATTTAACAGATGGTGTAGGAGTTTATGCGAATGAAGAACTCTATTTAAAAATAAATACATTTCAAGATTTTTACTATGAAACACCATCACAAGGACAATTAAATTATGAGTTTGTTATAAAAGATTTATTTACTAATAATATTACTTACAATACTATTCCTTATTATACATCTACGCAACAGTTCGCAACTATTTCTGCTATTCAAGATTTAAGACAAATACAATTTATTACAAATAATATTCCTGTTAATCGTGAATTAGAAGGGGCACAGAAAAATGTCACAACAAATACTTTAACAGATTTTGAACCTATACAAGAAAATACTTTTAGCGGTGGCGGTCTTTTACAATTCTTTCCACAAGGACCGCTTCGCTATATTGACTTATTAAGCAAACACCCATTTAGCACAATTGATTTAACTATTAATTGGGTTTCTAAAACTGGAATTGTTTATCCTTATTATTTACAGGGCGAACAGTCGGCGACAATTAAACTTCTATTTAGAAAAAAAGAAAATTATTTACTAACTAATTTTATTGATGATAGAATTGAAGAACGTTTAGAAGATTTACATATTGTATAAGTTATTTAGGAATATAAATCTCATTTTTTTATTTACATTTTAATAAATATAAATAAATAAAAATAAAAATATTTTATATATATATAATATATAATGACTTCACTTGAAAACGTTAAAGTTTTAGAACCTCGTGTTAATGTTAAGGCTGATGTTGAAAAAGACCATATTGTCCTTCAAGGCGGTCTTCGTGTAAACGAGCAGGTTAATACTGCTGACAGTTGGGGTAGTGCTGGTGCTACGCCAGTTCAGGCATCTTGGACTGTCAATCCTCCTTCCACTTCTACCATCGTGGATAGAAACTTAAAGGTTCGTGCTTACTTTGAGATTTCTACCGACCAGCCTCTTCAATTAGGTCTTAATGATGCTCTTCGTCAGTTCCCTATTGCCTCCATTATGGACGTTCTAACCGTTCAGATTAACGGCGAAACTGTTTCTGATAATATGGCGGATAAAATCCACGCTATGCTTTGCTACGGCAACGATGCCGAAACTCGTCGTGGTGATACTTCTACTTCTCCTTCTATGCCTGACAACTACCAGGAATACTCCGATTACTCGGTTTATGGTTCAGGCAAAAACTCCCTTTCTAACTACGGAGAACAGGCGGTTGAAGAAGGTCGTGGTGGTTTCCCAGTTGAAGTGCTTTCTTCTACCAGTTTCCGTGTTGTGATTACCGAACCTCTTTTCCTTTCTCCTTTCCTTACTGGTCTTCATATGGCGGACGAAGGGTTTGTTAATGTTAATCAGATGAATATCAATATGCGATGGAAACAGAACATTTCGCAGATTATGTCACATTCCAGTTTAGGAAATGCTATTACTTCTGTGTCGGTTTCTATGTATCAGGCACCTGAACTCCTCACAACTTTCATCACTCCTGACCTAACTCAACCCATTCCCCAGTTACAGGTTCTTCCTTACGTAAAGACACAGGAATATATCAAGCAGATGTCTGCCCTTACTGCTGGTTCTTCCGTTCAGGTTGTTTCTGATAGTATTAAACTTTCGCAGGTTCCTCGCAAGGTTTATCTTTTCTGCCGTCATCAGCGTTCTACTTCTACACAGAATACTGCCGATAGTTTCCTTTCTATGGAAAATCTTTCTATCCTTTGGAACAATCAGTCGGGTCTTTTCTCGTCTGCTACTCCTCAGGACTTATATCGCATTTCCAAAGGCAACGGTCTTAATCAGACTTGGTCGCAGTTTAGCAAATATCGTGGTTCGGTTTTCTGTGCCGAGTTCGGTAAAGATATTGGTCTTCTTGATAGTGAAGCACCTGGTTGTCAGGGTCAATACACCATTCAGGTTCAGGCAACTATGAAAAATCAGTCTGCTTCTTCTTTTACTGGTGAGTTCTACATGGTTATTCTTAACGAAGGCACTTTCTCAATCTCCGAGAACTTTGCTCGTGCTTCACTTGGTAATCTTAACCAGCAGATGGTTCTTATGGCTAAACAGTCGCCTGAACTTCATCACCTAACCTACTCACAGTTACAGGGTGGTGGGTTTTTCAGCGGTCTTAAAAACATCGTGAATAAGATTGCTCGTGGTGTCGGTGCTGTTGCTAATAATCCTATTACACAGACACTTGTAGGTGCTCTTGCCCCCGAGTTTGCCCCTGCTCTTGGTATGGTAAGTAAAGTAGCAAGTGGTGTTCGTGGTGTAACTGGTGGCGGTGTAAGCGGTGGTCGTCTTTCAGGTGGTCGCAAAATGAAGCGTCTATCTCGCCGTTAAAAAAGTATAGCAAAAAATAATATTTCAATTTTTAAAAGAAAAAAACACATTAGATTTTAAAAATTAAAATTATTTAGCAAATAATATATATTATAAAAAAAAATATTTGTATAATATATAAAATGTCATTAAATCATATATTGAAAGAAACTGTTCCTGATGACGAAAAACTTGATGTAAAGTTTGGTATTGTTGAATGCGATGAAATTATATTTGATAATAATATTAGCGGAAATTATTATGGTTCTGTATCTCCTGTTACAGCAGGTCAAAACTTTGCGTCTGATTTAGTATTAACTAATCCAATTGCTAATATGTGTAATCGTATTGGCGACGCATTTAATGTTGCTTATAGTGGACGTGCTACAATGTCATCTCCTACGGCTCTTTCTACATTTTTTATTACTGCCCCTTATCCTGCTAAAATTAGGGAATTAATTGCTGGTGGTGGTGGTATTATTAATATAAACACTTTATTTACAGATGGTTCGGCACATATTTCAACACAAACAACTGATGAAAAAGGGCATCATTTCTATGTTTCTTCATCAGAACCTGCTCCTGGTTTAGAAACAACTCACATTAAAGTTAATTTCGCATCTATTGGTAAAGTCCCTGCTACTACTGGTGGATTTGATATTGAATGGCGATTTCTTCATAATTCTGCTGGTAATCCTCCCCTTTAATTAATGGTTGGGTTCAATTTCTTATTTAAATTGTATTTAGCAAAAAATAAATAT